CAGCAACTAGATGGATTGATAGTTTTGTATTTTATGGAGATAGATGTGATGATGGACAGGCTCTTAAGTTTCCAAGAAATAATTATCAAGTAGATGGTGTTGAATTAGCTTGTTCAACAATTCCTTTAAATATTAAATATGCACAATATGAATTAGCTAGAGCTTTAGCAAATGATACTGATGCCATTACAGGAACTACTGGTAAAGATGGTAATTTTTCTGAAGTACAGTTAGGAGATTTGCAAGTTAAATACAATACTGATAGTCAGGGAACAGGATCAATAAATAATATTCTGGACGTTTATCCGTGGTTACAAAGTTATCTTGGAGCATATATGCTAGGTGGAGCAGGAAGTTTTCAAATGAGGGTAGTTAGAGGATAATGGCAGGACAATTAGATAGTCTATTTAAAAGTGTTGCTAAAAGTGTAGTTGCGACTTTTGGCGATTCTTTTGATTCCACTATTACTTATGTAAAAAAAGGAGTATCTAGTTATAACGTAGAAACAGGAGAACAGATCACTATAGATACAACATACTCCGATATAAAAGTACCGATTGAATTTATAAAATCAGAAGAAGACGAAGGTAAAGAAATGAGAAGAGCAAAAATATATATTACTCCTGATTTAATAGGAGATAATCAAATAGATTTTGATGATGAAGTACAGTTTTCTTACGCAGGAAATACAGTGACAGGTCAGATTTATGATATTGACACCAAAAAAGGTGGACAAGTTTATCTTTATACTATTTTGGTGCGATTCTAATGGCTAAAAGAAAACCATTACAAAAAAGCGATCCAGTTGGTACTCTTGAAAGTCAGTTAAATCAAGATTTTAATAAACTTATTAGAGAAATTCATCGAGGTTTATCGACTAAAAAACATAGTCCTGTTTGGACAGGTTTTTTTGCTTCTAGTTGGAAGGTTCAAACAATGGGTGTAAAAGCAGTAGATAAAGTTGAAGATTTTAACCCGTGGAAAACAATTAAAAGACAAAAATCAGAAGAATTTTTTAAAGGTTGGAGAGATAAAAGACAAATTGCCTCGACTAAACCTGCAAATCCTAAAATTCAACCCAGATTTCCTGTAGAAAAAACATTTAATATTAAAAGACCTGTATTTATCGGCAACAGAGCTAAATATGCTGCTTATGCTTTAGAGGGAGGTAAAATTCAAAACTTTATTCAAGGTAGATTAGGTCAATTAATTAAAGAAAATATGAAAGAGAAAAAAGGTAAGCTGTTTTTGGCCTCTAGAAAATCTCCTGGTTTTGGATCAATCAAAGACAGTGTTGCTCTTTCAGAAATTAAAATTAAGGATTATCAATGACTTTAGTTAACAGCAGAGCAGCTTTTGAAAAAGCAGTAACAGATGCAGTAGCAGACGTAGATCCTACAATTACTATGGTCTATGACAATGTTACTTTTGTAGCGCCAGGGAAAACAAAGAAGTACATAATGATGATGATTAATTACACCCAATCTACTTTGCAAAATCAAGGAGCTTCTTCAGATTTTTATTCTGGTGTTATTCAATGCAATATTTACGTTCCAAAAAGTAAAGGTACAAGTCAATTATCTGAAATTGCTGAAGCTGTTATTGATGGTTTAACTTCAGTCAATGCTTCTGGATATACAGATACTTTTAGTGTTAAGCCAAGAGTACAAGATATAAATGGCCCAACTATGTTGGAAATAGAGGATAGAAGTCATTTTGTTGGAGTTATATCTTGTCAATTTTCTGCAAATGCGTAGTATAATAGAATAGCATTATATTATTTATGGCAAGAGCAGTTGATCTTTTAAAGAACAAGTTTGGAGTTTCTCAACTTTACAAGCATGACGTAATTAAAGATGAAGAAGTAATCTTTTCTGTTTACTGGCACCCACTAACTATTGCAGAAAGAGAGGCGATACAGAAAAAAACTGGAACTGATGATAATGCTGATTATGCTTTGCAAATGATGATTGAAAAAGCATTAGATAAAGAAGGTGCAAGACTTTTTCAAGATGGAGACAAAGCATCACTTAGAAGAGAAATCGAAGCATCAATTCTTGAACAGATACAATTAGCAATGCTACAAGCTGGTGCTGATAAGGAGGTAAAACAGGCTAAAGCCGATTTAAAAAGCGAATAAAGATTGGCATTTTTTATTTAGCCTTGCGAAACAACTTCATAAAACTGTAGCTGAATTATGTGAAACTTTAACTGTTGAAGAAATGGTTGCTTGGGCTGCTTTCGCAGAATTAGAAGATGAAGAATATAAGAAACAACAAGAACTTGCACAACGAAATAGTGCTTTAAAAGGTAGAAAGAGGTAATATATAAGAAATGTTTTTTGTTTTTATAGCAAGTGGCTGATTATAGCGTTGATATTGCGGTTGCTGTAAAAGGCTCTCAACAACTAAAAAAGTTAAGAAGTGAGATAAGTAATACGTCTAGAGAACTTACTACTTTAAATAAACTTGCCAATAAACAAAGTAAAACTCTTCCAAATTCTTTTTTAACCTTAAATAAAGTATTAAAACAGGCAAAACTTAATTTAGACAAAGCAGCCATAGGCACTGATCGTTATTACAAGTCTGCAAGACAGTTAGTTCAAGTTGAAAGGCAATACAATCGAGAGTTGTATCAAAGAAGGACTTTGATGAATAACCTTAGAGGCGGTAGTTTACTTGATGTGGTTCGTCAAAATACATCAGCAAGTCAAGCTGCAAGACAAGCATCGGGTTCAGGATTTAGGTCTTTTAGTAGAAAATTTCAACCTAATCCCGTTCCAGTTGATAGAGCACAACTTGCAATAGACAAGTCAATAGCAAGACATAATAAAAAAATAGAAAAAAACACAGCAAAAACAGCTTCACTTTTGTCTCAGCAAAATAGAGCAGTTGCTTTTCAATCTTTAGGAGGAGGAGGAGGAGGAAGAGTCGGAGGGTTCTTAAACCGAATGGGTTTTGGAGCTAAAGCAGATCCAACAGGTCCTTTTGCTATGAAAGGTGGAGCAGCAGGAAGATTGAAAGGAGGTATTGGAAGTGCCTTAATTGGTGGTGGCTTTCCATTACTATTTGGCGGTGGTCCTACTTCTGCTGTTGCTGGTGGTGTTGCTGGTGGATTAGGTGGAGCTTTAGCAATGGGTGGAGGTTTTGCTGCTTCTATCGCTGCTACTGCTATTGTTGCTCAAGTTCAAGAAGTTAGAGCGTTTAGAAAAGCTGTTAGAAATCTTGATGAAGAAATGGAAGCGATGGGTGTTTCTTCTGATTTTTCTAGAAAAAGAATTAAGGAACTAGCAAAAGAATTAGGTATAACGAAAGAAGATGCAATAGAATTAGTTGCTCAATTTAAAGACTTAGGATCAGAGGTTGGAAACGTATTAATTGATTCATTTGGAGATAGGGAAACTGTAAATACTCTTGCTGGATTGAGAGATTCAGAATCAGTTTTGGAGCAAATTTTAAGTTTAAGCAAAGATATTAGTTTTGAAACTAAAAATAATTTATTACAAACTTTAGCAACTGAAGGACCATTGAAAGCTCAATTACGTTTACAACAAGCAATCTTTGACAAAAAACGAAATGCTTTTGTAAAAGATGAAATAGACGATTTTGACTTCGATTCTGTATTTAAAGACAGAAGACATCAAAGATATAAAAAAGCATTTGACACAGAAAAAGAAAGGCTTGAATATAGAAATAAAAAAACTAAAGAATTTGCTGATGATTTTACTAAAGCTAATAAGGAATCTTTTGCAGTAATAGAAAACATGATAAAAATAAATGAGCAAATGCAATATTTATCTGAATTTAATGCTCCTGCTGATGAATTAAGAGAGCTAATGAACCCAATGAGACAAGTTTTAGATTTGAGTAATGCTATACGAACAGGATTTGAAGATTCATTTAAAGGAATTATTAGAGGAACTATGAGCGTATCTGATGCGTTTAGAAATATGTTAAATCGTATTGGAGATTATTTTTTAGATACTGCTGCAAAAATGGCTGCTGCTCAAATTCAAAAATCATTTTTGGGTTTATTCAGTAATATGTTTAACTTTAATATTTCAGGTCCAACAAGTAATCCTGGAATAGATTTAGATGCAATAAGTTCATACTCAACTTCGGGTGGCCCAACAATGGCTGATTTTACAAATAGAGCGAATGGTGGTCCAGTAACAGGAGGTAAACCTTATATCGTAGGAGAGCGTGGTCCAGAGTTATTTAGCCCAGGTGTTTCTGGAACGATCACACCAAATCATGCTCTTGGTGGTTCAACCACTGTGGTAGTCAATGTAGATGCTTCTGGTTCTTCAGTTCAGGGAGATGAAGATAGCAGTAGAGAACTTGGCCGACTTATTTCAGTTGCAGTACAATCTGAATTAATACAACAGAAAAGACCAGGAGGATTACTTGCATAATGGCTACGTTTCCCTCAATAAAACCTAAATACGGGCAACAGAAAAGATCCGCACCAAATACTAGAACTGTTCGTTTTGCTGATGGGTATGAGCATAGACTTCTATTTGGTTTAGCACAGCATCAAAATCCAAAAGTTTTTAACTTTACTTTTGAAGTTTCAGAAACAGAGGCAGATACAATAGAAACATTTCTAGATGCCAGAGCAAATGATAGTGATAGCTTTACTTTTACTCCTCCAGGAGAAAGTTCATCTTCTGAATTTGTTTGCGAAGCATGGAGTAAATCAATACCTTATAACAACAGAGCTACTATTCAAGCCACTTTTAGACAAGTATTTGAACCAGCCTCCTAATGTCAGTAAATTCAGCAGTATTTAGTAATTTACAATCTATCAATCCATCAGCGATTATTGAACTATTTACTCTTCAATTATCAACAGCATTACATGGTGCGAATACAATCTATAGGTTTCATGCTGGTAGTAATCTCGATGCAAATGGTGAAATAGTTTGGGCTGGTAATTCTTATCTTAGATTTCCGATACAAGCTGAAGGTTTTGCTTTTCAAAGAGGACAATTACCAAGACCAAAAATAACGATTAGCAATGCTACAGGATTGATTTCAGCTATTCTTTTAACTGTAAATGAAACAACAACTGGTAATGACTTAACAGGAGCTACTGTTACGAGAATAAGAACATTAGCTAAATTTCTTGATGCTGTTAATTTTGAAGATGGAACAAATGCAACAGCAGATAATACCGCAGAATTTCCCCAAGAAATTTATGTAGTAGATCGTAAAGCAACAGAAACTAGAGAAGTTGTTGAATTTGAACTTGCTGCACCAACAGATCTTGCTGGAGTTCGGATTCCAGGCCGTCAAGCAACTCGCTCCATCTTTCCTTCTATTGGTACGTTTGTTTAATGAGTTGGAAATATAAAGCACTACTTCATGCTCAACGAGAAGATCCAAAAGAATCTTGTGGTTTACTGTTAAATATAAAAGGTAAAGAAAGATACTATCCTTGTCGAAATCTTTCGATGACAGAACATCAATGTTTTATTATCGACCCAGAAGATTATGTAAAAGCAGATAATACAGGCGAAATAGTTGGAGTAGTT